AACAACAATTCAGGATTTACAAGTAATGCAGGAGATATTACTGCAGTAACTGCTGGAACAAACCTAACAGGGGGTGGTACGAGTGGATCAGTTACACTTAATATGGCAACTGGTGGAATTGGATCAGGAACTTATGGTTCTACATCTAATGGCACTAAGATAGATAATATTACTATAGATGCTTATGGTAGAGTAACTGCTGTAACAACAGGAGCAACTGGTTCTTCTTCTACATCAGGAACTGTTACAAGTGTAGCAACAGGCACTGGGCTTACTGGTGGCACAATTACTTCAAGTGGAACTCTTTCTTTAAATGTTGGAAGTTCAGGAAATTGGTGGAGTAAAGCAGTGTATATCGGTTCAGATGGATTATCAGAAATTGGAAAATACCTTGACTGGCATGATAGCTCATCTTCCACAGCAGACTTTAGTGCAAGAATGACTTGTTCAGGATCACAGATTCAATTTAGTGGAGATATATATGCAGCAAGTACAATAAATTCAAATGCAGATTTAAGATCTCCAATACTCTATGACTCTGCAAATACAAACTTTTATTTTGATGGAAGCTCAACTGGAGACTCTATTAGAGTTGCTGGAGACATTGTAGCTTACTATTCAGATGAAAGATTAAAAGATATTCAAGGAAATATACCAGATGCTTTAAACAAAGTAAAACAACTTAATGGTTTCTATTACACTGCTAACGAAAAAGCACAAGAATATGGTTACGAAGCAGATAAAAAAGTTGGGTTATCAGCTCAACAAGTAGAAGCTGTATTACCTGAAATAATAAAAGAAGCACCTATCGGTGATGGTTATAAAACTGTTGATTATGCGAAGGTTGTACCTTTACTTGTAGAAGCAATAAAAGACTTGTCAAAAGAGTTGGAAGAAGTAAAGAAACAACTAAAACATAACTAACAATGGCTGTACCAAGTAGTGGGACTTTAAATCAAAAAGGATTAGCACAAGAGTGTTTAAGTGGGACCTATGGATCAGGGAGCATCAGTGGTAGAATATGTTTAGATAATTTAGTTAATGGTGGACAATGTGGTTCAGGATCAGAAACTTATCCAACTATAAACACCTCTTCTCCATCACATCCCAATACTTCTGTTCCCTACGAGTTTTCTGAATTTTATGGATATGATAAAGATGCTACATCATCTATTGAACGATTTAGAACACCTTTCACTTATCCTAAAAAAGTATTTGGTTGTTCTCAAACTTGTAATGCTTCTATGTTTACTTCTGGTGCAGTTGCAGTAGGAGTTAATGTATATACGAACTCAGGTCTAACCAGTCCCATAGCTAATGGTAACTGGGGAGGAGCTGGAACATCTTCTGGAGCATCATCTACTTATGTTTTTACTATTGTATTTGGAACTGGTTATTTAAGTAGCATATTATTATGTGGCGGACCATCTGATGAAAGATTAAAAAAGAATATAAAACAAATAGGTGTTTCACGAAAAGGTGTAAACATATATGAGTTCGAATATAAATATGCAGATTCCCATCCTCAACACTTTTTTGGAGGTAAATTTCAAGGGGTATTAGGACATGAAGTTCCTTGGGCGGCAACTGAAAATAAGCATGGGTTTTTAGAAGTAGATTATAGTAAGGTTGATGTAATATGTAAATCAATATGAAAAAATTTATTATAATTTTATTATTGTTTTCAAGTTGTGCTTCAAGTAAGCCTTCTTGGGATAGATTTAATCCTGATACTTTATTTGAAGCTATAAATGTAAAAGATTTAGAAACAAGACAAAAAGATAAAAATATATTAAAGGTTTTAAGTTTTACAACTTTAACATTTATTATTTACACATTAACAAATAGGTAGTATGAAAATAGAAGTATTAAAACTGCAGCAATACGAAGGTAAAAACTTTAGTGTAACTAAGAGTCAAGGTCAAGCAAGAATGTATTTTGGAGACAATTACATTGATAATGAAGATTACTATGCTGATTATATGTTAGGTCAGTGTGAATGTCCTTTATCAGAACTGTTTGATGGAGTAGGAACTAATAGTATACTTATCTGTGGTTTAGGAATGGGATTAGTTCCATTATTAGCTAACACTTTGTATAAAAAAGTAGATGTTATTGATTATGATCAAGAGCTAATAGATTATGCGATTAACAGAGAAATAATACCAGTTGGTGTAGGTTTGTTTAATGCCAATGCATATACATATACTCCTTCACAGAAATACGATGTTATCTTAATTGATTTATGGTGGGATGCTAATGATATAACTGATGAGCAAAAAGACACGTTGTTGTCTAACTATGAAAACTATTTAAATGAGAATGGAAAAATTATCTTGCCTGTTACATTTAATTCATTGTAAAATTATTTTTACTATCTTTGTGAAATAAATGTTTAACAATAAAATTTAATAAAATGTCAAAAAAATTAACTCAAGAAGAATTAAAAAGTATTCAAGATTTAAATCAAAGATTTATGAATACTAAAGTAGCAATTGCAGATGCAGTTGTAAGTCAACAAGCAATGGTTGAAGCTTTAGGAACTATACAAGCAGAGTTTAAAGAAGTTGAAGCAAAGATGACAGAGAAGTATGGAGAGAATGCAACAATAGATTTAAAAACTGGTGAAGTAAAAGATCCAGAGCCAGTTAAAGAGAAAGAGAAAAAATAAAAGTAAATGGCAAGAATAAGTAACACATCTGCATATCCAAATATAGTAGCTCCAACAACTACAGATTACTTAGTATTAACTGATAAATCAGATAATTTAGTAACTAAAAGTTGTACATTGGGAGAGTTACAAAATTTATTTGGTGTAGATACTTTGGTTGCTCATGTTCAAGTAAATTCTGCTGAACAATTACTATTATCTACAACTCCAAAAGAATTAATACCAGCTCCAGGAGCTAACAAGGTTATTGATGTAATTGATGCGGCTATCTATGTAGATGCTGGTTCAAGTGTATATAACTATGGTAATAATTTAGTTGTAAAAAATGGTAATGCTTATGATTTGTTTACAATCTCTTTACAGACCGCAAACTTTGCTACAGATATTGTAAAAAAGTTTCAAATTGCTACAGGGGTTTTACCACAAAATACAGCAGTCACATTGAACACCGCAGCAAACCCAACCCAAGGTAATGGTGTGCTTTACTTAAATTTGTATTATCGAGTTCTGAATGTAGGAGCTTCATTTTAATTTAATGGATATACGAAAAATTTCTATAGGAGCAGACTATAAGTCTGGTGCAATGCATTACATTGTCGGTCAAGATGTCTTGGGTGGTAAATATGCTATTCATCTCATACAAGAAGAAAACTCGGCATATAAAATTTGGATAATACGAAATGAAGAAGTATTACTTTGGAAAGAGTTTAAAACTACAATGCCTATCTCTTTAGAATACAATATACACTTTTAATGAAGTCCCCTTATTCTTTTTTAGTTACACCTATCAATGACCGAAGGTATAACAATATAAAAAAAATAGGTGAAGTAGATTTTATAACAAGCACATCTGAAGAAGATCATAAAGCCTCTAATAGATTTGCTACAGTAAAAGCTACACCATTAGGATATAAAGGTGAAATAAAAAAAGGAGATGTTTTAGTTGTTCATCACAATGTGTTTAAATTTTATAATGACATGTATGGTAGAAGAAAAAGTGGCAAAAGTCATTTTAGAGATAATCTTTTTTTAGTTGATCCTGATCAGTTTTTTTTGTATAAAAGAGATGAGGAATGGAGAGGACACGATAAATATTGTTTTGTAAAACCTTCGGAAAAAAAAGAAAGTTTTATAGAAAAAGGAGGAAGCATAGAGCCTTTAATTGGTGTAATAAAATATATTAACAAAGAGCTTGAAGAGTTGGGTTTAGAAGTGGGTGATGAAATTGCTTATCTACCTGATAGTGAATATGAATTTATAATTGATAACGAAGTGTTATACAGAATGTTTACTTCACATATAACATTAAAACTTTAATATGGATATAAAAGATATTAAGTTACAAATTATAAATGCAGGAGAAAAAGCTGTAAGGCAACTTATTAGAGTTGCAAAAGAAGAAATAATCAAACCAGATCCCGAGGATGAGTTAGCTGCAGATAGATTAAAAAATGCTGCGGCTACAAAAAAGTTAGCTATTTTTGATGCTTTTGAAATACTCAAAAGAATTGAAGATGAAAAGTTATTATTAGAAGGTAATGAAGTTAAAAAAACAAAAGGCCCTCAAGGATTTGCAGAATCAAGATCCAGGTAGTTTATATACTATCATAAAAGATGTTGTTCCAAAAAATGTTATGTCTCGAAAAAATAAAGCTCGAGCATGGCAACCAGGGTATAATGAAAAGTATGATATAGTAGTTATATCTCAAGATGGAACTATAGGTGACATCTATGATATTAACTATGTTAAAATAGCTCTTCCTTCTACACCTAAATTAAGTTCTAAAAAAGAAAAGTCACAACAGTTTTGGAAAGCATTAGATTATCCTAAAGAACTTAAAAGAGTACAAACAATATTTCAGTGGCACGAAGCACCTCCAAACTTTAAAAATAGATGGATTGATTTTGTAGAAAATGAATTTAATAAAAGAGAGCAAGGTCACTGGTTTTTAAACAATGGTGTTCCAACTTATATCACAGGCACACATTACATGTATTTGCAATGGACTAAAATTGATGTAGGTCACCCTGATTTTAGAGAAGCTAATCGTATATTTTATATATATTGGGAGGCATCTAAATTAGATAAAAGAAGTTTTGGAATGTGTTATTTAAAAATAAGGCGTTCAGGATTTTCTTTTATGAGTTCTTGTGAGGGAGTTAATACTGCTACTATATCTAAAGATTCCAGAATCGGTATATTATCTAAAACAGGATCAGATGCAAAAAAAATGTTTACTGATAAAGTTGTTCCAATCTCTAATAATTATCCTTTCTTTTTTAAACCCATTCAAGATGGTATGGATAAACCAAAAACTGAATTAGCCTATCGTGTACCAGCTTCTAAGATAACTAAGAAAAACATGTATGATATGGGTGAAGAAGAGTTAGAAGGTTTAGATACTACAATTGACTGGAAAAATACTTCTGACAATAGTTATGATGGAGAAAAACTACAATTACTATTACATGATGAAAGTGGTAAATGGGAAAAACCTGAAAATATTTTAAACAATTGGAGGGTTACTAAAACTTGTTTAAGATTAGGAAGTAAAATTATTGGTAAATGCATGATGGGTTCTACCTCTAATGCATTAGACAAAGGAGGTAATAATTTTAAACAATTATTTTATGATTCCGATCCTTCTAAAAGAAATGCTAATGGACAAACCAAGAGTGGTTTATATAATTTATTTGTTCCTATGGAATGGAACATGGAAGGCTTCATAGATAAATATGGTATGCCAGTTTTAAGAAATCCCAACACATATGTGGATGGAATAGATGGAGAAAATATTTATCAAGGAGCAATTGATTATTGGGAAAATGAAGTAGAGTCATTAGCTGTTGATCCTGATGCTTTAAATGAATTTTATAGGCAATTTCCTCGTACTGAATCTCATGCATTTAGAGATGAAAGCAAACAATCATTATTTAATTTAACAAAACTATATCAACAAATCGATTATAATGATTCTTTAATTATTAAACATCATGTGGTTCAAGGAGGTTTTCATTGGAAGGATGGTATAAAAGATAGTAAAGTAATATGGACACCAAATTCAAGAGGAAGATTTTTTGTATCTTATGTTCCTAAACCAGAACAACAAAACAATGTTATTACAAAGAATGGTAAAAAAATTCCTGGTAATGAACATTTAGGTTCGTTTGGTTGTGACTCATATGATATTTCAGGAGTTACTGTGGGTAGTGGTTCTAATGGAGCATTACATGGTTTGACAAAATTTAATATGGATGAGTGGCCAAGTAATCATTTTTTTTTAGAATATATAGCAAGACCACAAACTGCAGAAATATTTTTTGAAGAAGTATTAATGGCATGTGTTTTTTATGGTATGCCAATATTGGTTGAAAATAATAAACCTCGTTTATTATATCATTTTAAAAACAGAGGATATAGAGGTTTTAGCTTAAATAGACCAGATAAAACATTTAATAAATTATCTAAAACAGAAAGAGAATTAGGAGGTATACCCAACACATCTGAAGATGTAAAACAAGCTCATGCTTCGGCAATTGAATCTTATATAGAAAAATACATTGGCTTAGATATGGAGGGTACATTTAGAGAAAAAGATGATATGGGTATGATGTATTTTCAAAGAACATTAGAAGATTGGGCTAAGTTTGATATAAGCAATAGAACCAAGTTTGATGCAGCAATAAGCACTGGTTTGGCCATTATGGCAAATCAAAAACACTTATATACCCCGACAAAAGAAAAGTCAAAAATTAGCATTAACTTTGCAAGGTATAACAACAAAAGTTCAGTAAGTCAATTACTTAATAGATGAAGAAGGTAAATATAGATATTAAGGCTGCTGCATTTCCAGATCAATTTGTTTCTGATTCCGAAAAAGCTACAGTAGAGTATGGGCTACAGGTGGGACAAGCAATTCAATACGAATGGTTTCGTAGAGATAGCAACACTTGTAGATTTTATAGCCAATGGGCAGAGTTTAATAAATTAAGACTCTATGCTCGTGGTGAACAGTCTATTGCTAAATATAAAAACGAATTAGCTATAGATGGAGATTTATCTTATCTAAACTTAGATTGGACACCAGTTCCAATTATTCCTAAATTTATTGATATTGTTGTTAATGGAATGCAAGACAGAATGTTTAAAGTAAAAACATATGCTCAAGACGCAATGTCTGCAGAAAAAAGAAGTAAATTTCAAGATATGGTTGAAGAAGATATGTTGGCTAAACCAATATTATCTCAAATGACTCAAGACTTTGGTATTGATGTATTTAATGTGCCTGAAGAAGAATTGCCTGAATCAGGAGAAGAACTTGAGTTGTTCATGAACTTAAAGTATAAACCAGCAATAGAAATAGCTTGTGAAGAAGCAGTCAACACTTTGTTAGCAGAAAATCATTATGATGATGTTCGTAAAAGAATTGATTATGATATGGCTACTTTAGGAGTAGGTATGGCTAAACATGAGTTTCTACCTGGTCAAGGAGTAAAAGTAGATTATGTTGATCCAGTAAATGTTGTATACAGTTACACTGAAGATCCTTATTTTAAAGATTGTTTTTATTGGGGTGAAATTAAAACAGTTCCAATAACTGAGCTTATTAAAATTGACACTACACTAACTAATGAAGATTTAGAAGAAATATCTAAATATAGTCAGTCATGGTATAATTACTATCAAACTGCACAAATGTATGAAAACAGTATGTTTTATAGAGATACTGCAACACTCATGTATTTTAATTATAAAAGCACTAATTCATTTGTTTACAAAAAGAAAAGAATGGAAGATGGTACTTTTAAAACTGTAGAAAAAACTGATGAGTTTAATCCACCTGAAGAAATGATGAAAGAAGGTAATTTTGAAAGAGTGGAAAAAAAGATTGATGTATGGTATGAAGGGGTAATGGTTATGGGTACAAACATTGTTCTGCAGTGGCACATGATGGAAAATATGGTGAGACCAAAATCTTCTAATCAGTTTGCAATGCCTAATTATGTAGCTTGTGCTCCAAGAATGTATAAAGGAACACATGAATCTTTAGTTAGAAGAATGATTCCTTTTGCTGATTTAATTCAAATGACTCATTTAAAAATTCAACAAGTAGTATCAAGAGTTGTACCAGATGGTGTATTTATTGATGCTGATGGATTAAATGAAGTAGATTTAGGTACAGGTCAAGCATATAACCCTGAAGATGCATTACGATTGTATTTTCAAACTGGTAGTGTTGTGGGTAGAAGTTACACTGGTGATGGTGAATTTAATAATGCACGAGTTCCTATTCAACAGTTAAATTCTAACACAGGAGCTGGTAAGTTACAAATGTTAATTGGTAATTATAATCATTATTTAGACATGATTAGAACAGTAACAGGTTTAAATGAAGCAAGAGATGGCTCAAGTCCAGATCCTAATTCATTAGTTGGTGTTCAAAAGTTAGCAGCATTAAATTCAAATGTAGCAACAAGACATATTTTAGATGCAAGTTTATTTATTGCGAGAAGAATGGCTGAATGTTTAACAATTAGAACTGCAGATATTCTTAAATATGCAGACTTCAAAGATGAGTTTGCAATGCAAATAGGTAAATATAATCTTGCAATATTAGAAGATATTAAAGATTTATACATTTATGATTTTGGAGTTTTTATAGAACTTGCTCCTGATGAAGAACAAAAAGCAATGCTTGAACAAAATATTCAAATGGCATTGTCTAAAGAAAATATAAGCTTGGAAGACGCAATTGATATTAGGGAAATACATAATATTAAAATGGCTAATCAGTTGTTAAAAGTTAAGAGAAAGAAAAAACAAGAAGCTGAACAAGCTCAACAAATGCAGGCTCAACAAATGCAGGCCCAACAAGCTATGCAACAACAACAAGCTGCAGCAGAGATTGCAATGCAAAAACAAAAAATGGAAACTGAAGGTAAAATAGCAATTGAACAAGCTAAAATTGGTTATGAAATACAAAAGCTGACTGCAGAGAAAGAACTTAAATTAGCATTAATGGCGGAAGAGTTTCAATATAATATGCAACTAAAAGGAATGGAACAAAAAGCTATTGATGTTAGAGAAGATGCTAAGGAAGAAGGAAAATCTCAACGAATTAGTCAACAATCTACACAGACATCTAAAATGATAGAACAGAAAAAAAGAGATTTACCACCAGTAAATTTTGAATCAAACGAAGATAGTTTAGATGGTTTTGACTTGGCAGAGTTCGATCCAAGATAGGCTAAATAAAGACTAAAATAATTGTATAACTTTGTAGAAATTAAATTTAATATAATATGGAATTAAAAGTAAGAGCTGTAGAAGGCAACGAAAACAAATCAAAAGCTGAAATAGAAGAACAACTTCTAAACAAGCATGAAGAAGAATTAAAACAAGAAGAGCCACAAGCAGTTGAAGAAACTGAAAAAGTGGTAGAGGAACAACCTCAAACAGAGGATGAAAGTAAAACTCCCTCATCAGAGTTAAATGATGAAGACGTTCTTTCTTTTTTGAAGAATAGATATGACAAAGAAATAAATTCAGTTGATGAACTTTTTACAGAAAAAGAAGTAAATGAACCATTACCTGAAGATGTTTCTGCGTATTTAAAGTACAAGCAAGAAACTGGTCGTGGTATCGATGATTTCTATAAATTACAAAGAAATTATGATACTATGGAAGATGAGGCTGTACTTGCTGACTATATTGCAACAAACGAAGAAGGTTTAGATGCAATAGATATTCAAGATATCATGGAGGATAAATTTGGCTTTGATGAAGAGTTAGATGAACCGAAAGATATTAAGAAGAAAAAGTTAGCTAAAAAACGAGAACTCGCAAAGGCGAAGAAGTTTTTTAATGAACAAAAAGATAAGTATAAAATTCCTCTTGAGTCAAGTGGGGGTGGATTATCAGAAGATCAAGAAAAACAACTTAATGCTTATAAAGAGGCTCTTGAGAAATCGAAGACTGTTGAAGAGGCAAATGCAAAAAAGAGAAACTATTTTACAGAAGAAACTAAAAAAGTTTTTTCCAACGATTTCAAAGGTTTTGATTTCGCTGTTGGTGAAGATAGTTTTACTTATAAGCCAGGAACTACAGAGGAATTGTTTAATGTCCAAAACGACTTTAACAACTTTGTAAAAAAGTTTGTAGATGATAGTGGAATGATATCAGATGTAAAATCTTATCATAAAGCTTTATCAGTTGCAAGTAATCCTGACAAATTTGCCAAACACTTTTATGACTTAGGTATGTCACAGGCTGTAGAAAATGTTTCTAAAAAATCTAAAAACATTAATATGGATGTGAGAAAAACCCCAAGTTATGTAACAAAGGATGGATTAAAAATTCGTGCTATGCAAAACAAAAGTGACAACGATAGTGGTAGAGGACTCAAAATTAGAAGTATTAAAAAAATGTAAAACAATTTAAAAATTAAAATTATGGCAGTAAATGTAGCCCCTGGTTTTGATTTGCAACCAAGTAGTCAGCAAGTACCGCTTTCTACAAATTATATTACAGACTTCAATTTCTTGAATCAGTATTTACCTGATACATTTGAAAAAGAGTTTGAAAGATATGGCAATCGATCTATAGCATCCTTCCTAAGAATGGTAGGAGCTGAAATGCCTTCTAACTCTGACCTTATTAAATGGGCAGAGCAAGGAAGATTACACGTTAAATATCAATCTTGTACTTCAGGTGCAGCAGCAGCAGCACTTAGTGGAGTATGGACAGTACCTAACAACATCTCTAACTTTAACCCTGCATTAGCTGGAACACCAAATTCTGCAGCACTTAGAGTTGGACAAACTGTAATGATTTCTGATAGAACTGCAGGTTCAAACCTCAGTAATAAAGGAATTGTAACTGTTGGACCAGGTTCTGGTGGTAACGCAGTAAACCAAGTAACTATCGCTTACTATGAGGCTGGAGGCCAAGCAGTAGCGGCGGGAGTAGCTTGTGATATTTTCGTATATGGTTCTGAATTTAACAAAGGAACTAATGGAATGGTAGGTTCTCTTGAAGCTGATGACTTCATCTTTGACAACAAGCCAATTATTATCAAGGACAAATACAATGTATCTGGTTCTGATATGGCTCAAATCGGATGGATTGAAGTTACTTCAGAAAATGGAGCATCTGGATATTTATGGTATCTAAAGTCTGAACACGAAACAAGACTAAGATTCGAAGATTACTTAGAAACTGCAATGATTGAAGCAGTTCCTGCAGAAGCAGGTTCTGGTGCTGGTGACTTCTTACAAGGAGTTGGTGCTGGTGCGTCTGCGGCAAACCTTAATGGTTCTGATGGTATCTTCTTCGTAGTAGGAGCAAGAGGTAATGTATATGGTGGAGGTAATCCAGCAACATTAGCTGACTTTGACTCTATTATTTCAAGATTAGACAAGCAAGGTTCTATTGAAGAAAATGTAATTTTCTTAAACAGAAACTTCTCATTTGACATAGATGATATGTTAGCTGCTCAGAACTCTTATGGAGCTGGTGGTACATCATATGGTTTATTTGACAATGATGAAGAAATGGCTCTTAATCTTGGATTCACTGGATTCAGGAGAGGCTATGACTTCTACAAGTCAGACTGGAAATATCTAAACGATCCTACAATGAGAGGTGGTATCGTAGGTGGAAAAGTAAATGGACTATTAGTCCCTGCTGGTTCTACTACAGTATACGATCAAATCTTAGGTAAAAACGCTAAGAGACCATTCTTACATGTAAGATATAGAGCTTCCGAAACTGAAGACAGAAGATATAAAACTTGGATCACTGGTTCTGCTGGTGGAGCAAGAACTTCTGACTTAGATGCGATGGAAGTAAACTTCTTGAGTGAGAGAGCTGTATGTACTTTAGGTGCAAACAACTTCTTCTTATTCCAAGATGCTTAATATTTAATCAATAATTAGGGGAGGATGTCTCCTCCCCTTTTTATTTTATAATTTAATTAAAATTTAATATAATGAATAAGACAAAAAAACAACCTATTGTAGATAAATTCTACAAACTTAAAAGAGATTCAGCACCTTTAACTTATATGCTGGCATCTCGAAACTCACCAAGATATCCTTTATTATGGTTTGATGATGAACAAAATGTCAATAGACCATTGAGATATGCTAAAAATCAAAAATCACCTTTTGAAGATGAACAAGATGGAAATGCAATCTTAGAACCTATAATGTTCGAAGATGGTATTCTTTTTGTATCAAAAACCAACCAAGTATTGCAACAATTTTTATATTATCATCCACAAAGAAACTTTGTGTTTGAAGAAATAAACAAGGAGCAAGATGCTGCGGAAGAATTAGAAATAGTAGAATTAGGTTTAGAGGCTCAAATAATGGCAAAGCAATTAGAGTTTGAAAAACTAATTTCTGTATGCAGAGTTCTTCTCGGAAGTGGTGTAGATAAGAAAACTTCAACTGAATTGAAAAGAGATATATTGTTATATGCTAAAAACAATCCTATAGATTTCTTAGACACACTTAATGATCCGATGTTAGATTTACAAGATGATGTGTATAAATTTTTTGACAATGGATTTTTAACATTTAGAAACCAATCTAAAGATGTGTATTTTGATTTACCTAAAAACAAAAAGAAACTATTAACAGTTCCTTTTGGTGAAGATCCATATTTTATAGTAGCATCACATTTTCAAAGTGATGATGGCGTGGAGATATATAAACTGTTACAAAGAAGGCTTAAAAAAAGTAAATAAGCTTTCGTATCTTTGTGGTATTGTTTAACCCATAAAATTTATATTAACATGGCAAAATTTTTATCAATCCCCGTAGCTTCTGAGCAAAAACAATTAGTTAGTGCTGATGGCATTATTCTTTTAGAACAAGCGTCTACAACTACTGTTGTTATAACTTATGCATCTGCTAAAGCTGTAACTGTAACACATGCAGCATCTGCTGCTGGTTCAGAGGAAGTACGAGATTATCTTCAAGATTCTATCGTATTTGCTCAACAACAACCTTGGCATCAAGTTAAGTATGAATGTGATGCATTACCTAAAGCGGTAAGTGGTATCGTAGTAGCTTAATTTAAAGCTCAGAATTATTTAGTGAAAGGGGGTAAAAAATTTACCCTCTTTTTTTTTTACTATCTTTGTAGAAACTCGATTTACAATGATAAATGAAGTACGAAATACTGTATTAGCCATAGCTAACAAAAACAACTATGGTTATATATCTCCCCAAGATTTTAATCTTTATTGTGAACAAGCACAATTAGATATATTTGAAGATTATTTTTATCAATACAATAGTTGGATTAATAAAGAAAATGCAAGAATTTCAGGAACTGGATATGCTAATATAGTTAAAGGTTTAGAAGAAGTAGTAGATAGTTTTTCAGCAGAGGTGTTTTTAGATCAAACAGCAGCAAACTTAAACAATGCTAATTTATATAATTTACCTCAAGACTATTATTTAATTAATAAAGTATTTTATTACCCAACAGCAATATTTAGTGGTACTACAACTGGAGCTCAGGGTTATAAGTTAATTGATGCTACTGGTGGGTTTGTGCCTTCACCGGCAAATCCTACATTTTTACAGAATCCACCTATTGGAAGCATTATAGTTAACACTTCTTCTAACCCAATCTCACAAGCATATGTAACTGCAGTAGATAGTACCACAACATTAAGTCTTAGTGCTGACATTACTAATGCAGTAGGGCAAAACTATGTGGCTTATACTAATACTAATATTACAGAAGTAGAAAGGGTTAATCAACAAAAAATATATATGTTGACAAGCTCAAACTTAACTGCACCAACTACACAGTTTCCCGCTTATGTTTTAGGTGGAGCAACATCTAATGTACAAGCAGGACCTAATTCTGCAATAGGAAACACTATTACAGTTTATCCAAGTACCATTAGACAAAAAGGTGCTATGCAGGTACAATATATAAGATATCCTGTAGCACCTAATTGGACATATGTAACACTTGCAGGAGGTGAGCCTTTATTTAATGATACTGCTGCAGATTATCAAGATTTTGAATTGCCTATATCAGATCAACCAGGTTTGATTGCAAAAATATGTCAATATATTGGTATTGAAATTAGAGAGGCAGATGTCTATGAGTTTGGACAACAAGAGATAGTACAAGATAACCAAATACAAACATAAAGATGGCATATATAACACAATTTACATATTACGAAAATAATGGTAACACACCTACAGATGCTAACTTGGGTTCTTATCAATATGTCTCTTTGCAAGATATAGTAAATAACTTTATGTTAATATATCAAGGCAATCATGAGTTGGTAAATAACTTAGAAAGATATCAAGTTTTGTTTCATGCGAAAAGAGGCATACAAGAGTTGAACTATGATGCTATGAAAGAAATTAAAGTTCTTCAATTAACTTTAGATCATAACTTCAGTTTTACTTTGCCTTCTGATTATGTAAATTGGGTAAGAATATCACAATATAAAGATGGAGTTTTATT